ACTCTCAGGCAGGGCTGAGAAGCTGCATCCGGGTTGTGCATCCCGTTGATGTGGCGGCGTTGGTTTGCTCCCCCAACGAAGCGCGCTCCTTCGCGCGACCCCTGACTATTTCCTCCCTGGGTGTCCGCACCACAGTCCATCCCGGCCCCAGCAACTCCGTTCGGCGTCACAACCGAACGGCTCTCTATCTGCGCCCTAGCAAGCGCCTTCAGCACCAACAGCGCCGCCACAGCGCCAACGTGCCGCATCGTCCCGTCCGTCTCGTCCTCCACTTGCTGAGCCTCCTGTTCCCCAACATGGAACAGGAGAACCGCTCAGAATGTCTGGAGTCCAAAGTCGGAAGAACGGTGGCATTCGCATGAACGCCCTCGCGCTCAATCTCAACGATGAAGTCGCTGGCATCCGCTCGGCCCGTCGCCTCACCCGCAAGGGTTTCGAGCGCCTGACGGGCATCTCGGCCCGGCGCATCGAGAAGATCGAGCGCCACGAATGCGGCGTCTCCCTCGAAACGCTGCAAGCCGTCGCGCACGCAACAGCCGAAGGCAAGCGCCTCGCGGCCCGCATCTTCAACCTCGACTACGAGACACAGAACGAGCTGCACGCGCTGTTGATCCGCGCGACCAAACTGGCAGGGGGCGGAGTTTGAGCGCACAACCTGATTATCTGGATCTGATCGCGTCCAAGCGCATCCGGCTAGAAGCCAGCGGGCTTGCGAAAGTGCCTGCGCTGAATGCCGCCATGTTTCCGCACCAGCGCGTTTCCACTGAGTTCGCGCTCCGCAATGGTCGATCGGCGTTGTTCCTCGATACCGGCCTTGGGAAATCGCTATGCGCGCTCGATTGGGGCCGCGTGGTGGTGGAACATACCAACAAGCCCGTCCTCATGCTCGCGCCTCTGGCGGTGGCCGGGCAGCATGAGCGTGAAGCCCATAAATTCGGCATCGACGCCAAGGCGATCCGCGAGCCGCACGAAATCACCGGACCCCGCGTCTATGTGACCAATTACGACCGCCTCGACAAATTCGAGGCCACACAATTCGGAGGCGTCATTCTGGACGAAAGCTCGATCCTAAAGAGCTTCACCGGCCAGACGACCAAGAAGCTGATTTCGACATTCCGGCATACGCCGTTCCGCCTAGCCTGCACTGCGACCCCGGCGCCGAACGACCATGCCGAACTCGGGACGCATAGCGAGTTCCTGGGCGCGCTCGATCAATCTCAGATGCTGGTCCGCTGGTTTCTGCACGACAGCGCAGACACCGGCACATGGCGCATGAAAGGCCACGCCGTCGAGGATTTCTGGTCATGGGTCGCGTCGTGGGCGCGGTGTGTGTCCAAGCCGTCCGACCTGGGCTTCAGCGATGATGGGTTTGCACTGCCGCCGCTCGAATTGATCCGGCATGTGGTGGCTGCCGATCGTGGCCTTGATGCCGGCGAGGAAAAGGACGGTCAGGCCAAGCTATTCCGCATCCCCGAAACGAGCGCGACCAGCATTCATCGGGAAAAGCGCCTGACAATCGAAGCCCGCGCCGACCGGTTGGCGGAAATCATCGCCGCCGAACCGAATGAGCCGTGGGTGGTGTGGTGCGATACCGACTATGAGGCCGACGCGCTGACAGATCGCATTCCCCATGCCGTCGAGGTGCGCGGGTCGATGCGCCCTGACGTGAAAGAGGATCGCATTACCGCGTTCTCTACAGGCCAGGCCAAGATAATCATCACGAAGCCGAGCGTCGCCGGGTTCGGCCTCAACTGGCAGCACTGCGCCCGGATGGGCTTTGTCGGCCTCAGCTTCTCATATGAGAGCTATTACCAGGCGATCCGCCGTTGCTGGCGCTTTGGACAGAAGCGGCCGGTGAATGTGCATGTCGCCATGGCCGATACGGAGGCCGCGATTTGGGACGTGGTGAGCCGCAAGGCTGGCGATCACGACGCCATGAAAGCGCAGATGGTCGCGGCAATGGCCCGCGCCTCGCACAGCGTTGAACAGATGGAAGACTACCTCCCTCAGAAGAAGGCCACGCTTCCCGCGTGGATGGCCGCATGAACGTGATCGACCAGCATATCTCTGACCGCTTCGCTGCCTACAATGTGGATACGGTCGAGTTCACGGCGGCGATGCCCGCCGATAGCGTTGACCTTTGCGTCTTCTCCCCCCCGTTCGCGCATCTGTTTGTCTATTCGTCAAGCGAGCGCGATATGGGCAACGTCGCGGACTATGAGACGTTCGGCCATACCTATCGGCATCTGGCGCGCGACCTGTTGCGCGTGACGAAGCCGGGCCGCATTTGCGCGGTCCATTGTAGCGACCTCCCGACCACTGCGTCACGGGATGGCGTTATCGGCCTGTTCGATCTGCCGGCAGTGATCCGCGAAGCGCATGAGGCCGAAGGCTGGGTCTATCACTCGCGCGTCTGCATCTGGAAATGCCCCGTGGTCGAGATGACCCGCACGAAGGCGCACGGGCTTCTCTACAAGTCCTTCCGTCTCGACGCGACCCGCACGCGCGTGGGGATGCCTGACTACCTGATGATTTTCCGAAAGCCAGTGGAAGGCCCGACCAGCAAGACGCCCGATCCGGTCTTGCACGACCCGTCGCGCTTCCCGGTGGAGCGGTGGCAGGAACTCGCGTCTCCGGTCTGGATGACCATCGACCAGACCAACGTCCTGAATGTGAAGGTCGCGCGCGAAGACAAAGATGAGCGCCACCTCTGCCCACTGCAACTCGACGTGATCGAGCGTTGCGTCACGCTCTACACCAATCCCGGTGACACCGTTTATTCGCCATTCATGGGCATCGGCTCCGAGGGCTGGCAGTCGCTGAAAATGCAGCGCCGTTTCATCGGCACAGAACTGAAGCCCGCCTATTTCCGCCAGGCCGTCAAGAACCTACAGCAAGCGGAACGCGAAGGTGGGGCAGGCGACCTATTCGACCGGGTGACGGCCGCATGACCCGCCGCCTCCACTTCCTCCCCCTGTCAAAGCGCCAGCTCGCCAAAGAGGCACGCCGCGTCGCACGGAAGGGCGAACGCATCGCCGCGCAGGACAGGCTCATCGACGCGACGAACGACGCGCTCCGGGAAGAGCTTGGCGGGTTTGAGCAGTGGCGGAGGGCGAACTTTGGATAGCCAGACACAGCCGCCGATCCTGACGCCTGCCGAGCGCGCTGCCCTCGCAAGCATGGCCGGCATCCTGCGGGACAGAAATCAGGGCTATGGACGGAAGGGGCGGGGATGATGGCGAAGCCAACACCAGGGAAATGGATCGCTGTCGGCTCATGGATTGAGCATGAGAGTGACGATGTTGCTGACATTGCGACATTCGACCCGCGCGACTTGGGCCAGAAATTCCCGCGCTCACAGGAAGAGATCAACGCCAACGCGACCCTGTGCGCCGCCGCGCCGCAGATGTATCGCGCCCTGATCCGCGTCCTGCCGATAATCGAAAGCCTGCACATCAATTGCGGCGCGTTCGGCCCCACGGGACACCGGCTCGACATTGCCGAGAGTATGATCCTTTCCGCTTTGTCGAAGGCGGAGGGCGCATGAGTCGCTGGTTTCGTCACTACGCCGGGATGATGCGCGACGACAAGCTCGTCAGGGCCGCCATTGCCAGCAAGCAGCCCGTCGAGCGCGTCGTCTGGGTTTGGGGCGCAATTCTGGAGAGCGCAGCCGAGATCGATGATGGGGGCCGGTATGACGTGGACGCAGCCGAGATCGCTTACTTTCTCCGAGCGGATGAAGTGGACATCCGTTCTATTCTTGACGCTCTGGGTTCCATGGGGCGGCTGGCTGGCGGTTCTGTGGTCAAGTGGGGTGACCGTCAGTTCCTCAGTGATCGTTCCGGAGCGTCACGGCAAGCTGCTTTTCGTGAGCGGAAACGGGCAGAAAGCAATGTCGGTAGAGATCATGATGCCGCAACGGAACGTGACAGTAACAGTCGCGTAACGTCACCGTCACGTCACAGTAACGCACCAGAGACAGAGACAGAGACAGAGACAGAGACAGAGAAGAGGGAGAGAGCGCGTTCCGCGCCTCGCTCGCCCCGAGGCTCCCGCCTGTCTGCCGATTGGCAACCCAAGCCCGACGAAATCACCCTT